TTATTTAAATGGTGAAAAATATCCCGGAAATTTATCTGGTGAAACACCTAGCTTTTGCAAAAGCGCTATAACGCTATTCATTGATGAATCAGTGCTATCCAGGTAGAAATCGTTATTTTTTAAATCCAAAGCAGTATTTGTCCAATAAAATACTGCAAGAGCCAAAATGCTAATAGTTTTGATTTTAATTTTTAATATGCTGTTTATATCAAAAATCACGTTCCAATAATCTGTTCGTTTATTAGGCAGGTCCCAACAGATAACTAGTGGCACAATATCTGAATTCAAGTCAGTTTTCCGGCTCTTGATTACAGCATAATCGTCCAGTAAGTTTCGTGGTGCATCCAGAATAGCGGTTGATGGAATTTCGATTTCTACTACCGCCCTAATTTCTTCATTTGAGAGTATGGCGTCGAATCGTTCGCTATTGTCACCTTTTCTGGGAAAATACACGGAGTACCCGAGCTCCTCGAATAATCGTTTTATAAGCTCGTTTTCGCCATTAGGCATTAATTTTAATTCGCTGAAAGAGTTATTTAGATTTGCCATTTTTTCTGACAAGGAAAGGTCATTATTGAGCAAGTCATCGATTATCGTTATTTGTTTCGTAGCATTATTATCAAAAGATTCGTATATTTTAGCTTTCAAAATTAATCACCCCTCTAACATCTTTGAAATTCTCTAATTCATAATGGCTGTTGGTTTTCAAACAGTGAAATGCAGCATTAATCAAAATTTCCATATCTAAGATTGCTATATTGATTTTATATGTTTCGTAGATTTCATCAATCAGCTTATAAATATCGGACCTTGTATTCGGCAAATTAAATCCAATTGCAAAAGAGCTTATATTAAATTCAGTCTTATAGGGTTTTCTCGACAACAATAGAACTTTATTTTCAAGTGCCTGTCGAATGGCTTTCACTGATAACATCTCTTCTTCAGTTGGAGATTTGACTTCCACAGGAATAGAGTAACGTGAATCAGGTATCATTACATCGTATCTCATATTATTGTTTCCCGCTGGTGGTGGGAAGGCTTCTCTGTCAAAAATATATCCAAGTAAATCTGCAACGAGAGGATAAAAATCGCTCTGTTTCATTAGCTGTATATCATTGATGAAAGCTCTAATGGCTACTGTTTCATCCCCTCTTGCTCTTTCAATACGTTTTGAAAGTTTTTGGGCGATGGAAGAACCTTGTTCTGAGTTAGAGGCCTCGGATTCAATTAGAACCGTGTTATTGTCTGGGGCCTGACTATTGTATAAATAGTGCTTAATGTCAGATTTTCGAATTCCTTTTTTGGGTCCCGAATTTAATTCTGGGAATAATTCATCTATTTCGTTCTTGTTGAAGTATTGAAACGGCGAAAATAGAATTGCATCTCTATTATATTTGTTCTTAACTTCTTCTAAGAATAATTTGTGACCATCAAGAGAATTTTCAATATTGAACGAAGCTCTATGTAACATAAATAAGAAACCTAGCTCTGAAATCTCTTTGGCTGATGAACTATCAATATCTAAATCCAGACCATTTACATTCCAAGATTCTTTTATTTCTTTAATTACGGCTCTCCCTTTATCAGTGAGTACCAAAAAAGGCTTAGAAGTGCCGTATATTTTCAAGCTTTCTTCATCAAACCATCCTGTGAACTTCAATGCCGAAAGAGGAAAACGTGTCAAATTACGCACAGAATTAGTAGCCATTGAATTTGCATCGCTTAATTCTTGAATTTTTTCATTAAGCTTTTTAATACTCCTCGTTTTTCTTAACTCAGAAATAAAATTTATTTTCGAATCAATCTCATCTTGATCATATCCATCCGAGAGGTTCATTGGGCCGAGAAGTATTTCATCTCGATTTATTTTCCCGTCTAATTGTTCGGCAAATAGTAGCATATTAACAAAGGGTTTGTTAATATCATTAAATTTCACATTTAACACGTGGTTAGGGTAGCTAACACCAAGTAAACATTGTTCGAATAACTGTTTAGAAGCGTTACCAGCTAAAGCTATATGAATTCCAAGAAATGTAAAGCTAAATTGAAGCGCTTGTTCCTCCGAAGTAATCCATCCCAAAAAACGATACAATTCAGAGTAACTTTTGGCCTGCATTTTCATAGATTTACGAGAATCATCAGGGATGCTATAAGAACGCTTTAACGCTTCATCTCCAATATATCCTGACGAGCTAGCAAGTTGTTCACGTGCGAAGAATTCGGCAATATTATCCAAATCGAAGTATTCGATATTTGAAAACTCTAAATATAGTTTTTTAAATACTCCTATTACGATGTTCATATCAGAGACGGGGTTTCTAAATCTAATCATAGGATCTCCTTTCATCTATTGAGGACGAGTTGTATCAAGTGTTGGGCCTTAAAAGTTCAACGCTGTACAGTTATTCCTCCTTTTTCACTGTTTCCATTATATCTTCAATGTCACAATCAAGTGCATCGCAGATTCTGAGTAAAACATCCGTAGTGATATTTTTTCCTTTGGTAAGTTTTGCAATTGATGCCGGGCTGACATTGGCGTGCTTACCAAGTTCGGATTTCTTCCATCCCTTATCAATTAGCAACTTCCATAACTTGTTATAGCTAATTGTTCTAGTCACTTATTTCCCCTCACTTTCTAATCGAAAACGTCATATAAGAAGCCATCACGGCTTTCGCTAAATGAGCTGTTGCTCTTTCCTTTAGTAAACTCAATAACTTTTGCACCTGCTTCCTCATAATCAAGAGGAGGCAGGTTTTTTCGGTTTTCAACAATAATCATTTGTCCTTCATGCTGATGATTGAGGAAGTACTGGAATAGTCCAGTTCTCATACTCTCAGGCGTTTCATCATCACCTTGTTCTAAGCCAAGTAGAGGCGAGTCCACGATAAAAAGACCGATTTTGTGCTGAGCATAATCCTGGATATACTTTCTCATGACTAAACCGCAGACAGTGTTAATGAAAGAAAGATAACCTTGGCCGTGAGTCGATTTTTGAGCATTATTGATTTCTAAATCAAATTTGCTGATATTGAAACTAGCGGTCAGGAGCTTTTCGTATTGACACTCTTTCAGAATGTCGAATGCAATTTCGTCCATTTTCTTTTCAAAGTTCAAAGGCAAGTTTTCTTTTGCAACAAACTTATTTTTTACTTTTGACACTTTGGTCTGTTCCTTCAAATCTTCATTGATTGTGGTTGCCAATTCTTGAATGACTTCAATTTCGCCTTGAAGGCGCGTGTATTCTTGTAGCGTGGCAATTTTGCTTTTAATGTTAGTTGCTTGAGGTTTTAGAAGGTCATTTATTTCATTTGAAATACTTTGCCGTTTAGACTCCAAGATGTCAATCTGCGAACGAATTTCCTGAAGGTCAAGAGAAATATCTGAAATTGTACCTACAAGACCCTCTAGTTGCCCTAGGATTCTTCTCAATTCGGATTTGATAGTCTCGGTGTACTCAATGTCCGTTTCTGGATCGAGTTCGTTGTTACAGAATGGGCAAGTCTTATTTTTTTCCAAATGACCAAAGTGATTCTCGCCCTCCATAACAAGATTTAGACGTTGGATGTCTCCCTTATATTGGGTTTCTAATTCCTTGAATTGTTTAAGCAGGACGACAGCCTCTGTCTCCTTGCCTCTTAAAGGGAGGAGCTGTTGGATTATAATCTTGCTACTATCTGTTAATGAATTGATTTTTTCTTCAACTGCAAACAATTCTTGAACAAGTTGATCAGCCATATCATCAAGGTCAAGTTCAGAAATAGTTGGTAACTTTTCCTCGATAATGGAAATCCTCTTTTGCATCCCACTTACTTGTCCTTCTACAAAACTGTTCAAGGCTTTTCTTTTGGCAGCACCGATTTCGTCCTTTTCTTGAGTTTCAAATTCCGAAAAATCATTTCCAGAAAACAAATAGATGAAGCTCGCAATGCGATATGTCTTATCAAAACCATCGTTGTTTACGAATATGGAGTCTTCCTTTGACATTTCCCGCCGAAGCAGTAGGAAGAGAAGTGATAAGACCTTAATTGTTAATCGTTTGCGTGCAAAATCAACTGTTGAAATAATTCTAGGGTCTTCCTCAAGACCAAGAAGTCTAAACCAAAAATCATCAATAGGTTTTAAGTTACTACCATCTTTGTACTCAACATCATACTGTGCATTAGGGAAATTTGGGTTCAGGCTTTTAAGCTCAATTTTTCGAGGTGCACGAGGCTTTATACCACGAGATAAAGAGATGTCGCCTTGTGGTGTTCCAATTACAAGGTGGGCGGTATCGTAGGCAGTATCCTCATACTTAAATGGTTTATCTCCATTCATGAAGTAGCGGATAGTTTTAAGGATTCCACTTTTCCCGGTGTCGGAAACACCGCAAATAATGTTCAACCCTTTATTGAAAGTAACCGTAGCAGTTGGCTTTGTTTCACTTGATAACGAAACTTCTTTGATAAAGAAATTCATCAGTATTTCCTCCCATCTAAAGAATTAGTTGCTTTACGTGTAATGAGAGAAAGAATCTCGCCCTGAGATAATTTATCTGTGTAAAATGCAGAAAGTTTTGTGAGATTTCGATATTTCTTAACGTAGTCAGAGTTAAATCCAGAGATAAATTGTTCGCCACGGTTGTTAATTGAGTATTCAAATCCGTATTCTCCGGTGGCTACGTTGACTAAGTTTTGTCTGACTAGGAAGGGAATTGTTTCCTCAAATTGTTGTCGCCGAAGCGTAAATTCGGCAAAACTAAATTCATTATTCCCATGTAAGTTCGTATCCGATAAACCAAACTCTCTTGCATAGACTGTGACAAAATCTGAGATGACGAGACCCTCGAGATTCAACTTTTCATTTTTTCTATTGGCTAATGTCAGGAGAATCCGAGAAGAAATCTCAATTCTGGAATTGAAGGGATTATTCATCGTCATCCACCCATTTCATTTGACCATCTGTTACTAACAGGTGGCAAACGCCTTTCCTAGCCGCAGGATTAATCAGATTTTCAAACTTTTCAATCACTGATGTCGTTTTGGCATCAACAGCCCTTGCCATAACTGCCATCAAGCGTTGAAAATCATCATCAAAATTTCCCCATAGGACAGAATTGATATATGAAAAAGTATCAGATTTCCATAGACCAACTTGTTCATCCCCGACATTTACAGTTTCACGAGCAAAACGCTCAACATCTAAAGCGGAGAAATAGTTAATTCTCTGGTCTAAATAGTCCCGTTTGAACTTTCCTTTAAGCGTAGCAATTGTTAATTTTTCACTGCTTGTATTTGAGTAGGCAGCAAGGAGTTCGTTGACGTAGACCATCTCATGTTCTTCGGGTTCGTCTGGAATGATGCTCTTTGGAACACGCATTTTTGATTTTCCGATATAGAGCATCTCTGATTGAGGGTCGTAATAAATTTTAGAATTGCTCACATCAATAAGTTGGTTGCTGAATCTAGTTTCGTTATTATCGGCAGTATCAGATTGCTTTTCAAATGAATCAAGCCCACTATCCTCGCTTAAGGGAGTGGGTTCTTTGCTTGCATCTAAGATAATTGCTTCAAATAATTCTGCAATGCACTCGGCGACCTGCTTTGAGTCATTAACATCAATGTCAGGAAATACATCTTTGAACGCCTTTGCTATGTTTCCTATCACACCTTCAGGATGATGCTCTATATATGCGATAAAGACGGTTGTTTCAATGTAGGCATTAATGGATTTTGCCAATTTTGTTATTGGACTTGCTCCACGCAAATATTTTCTATAAGTGTCAGCTTCAAGGTCAAGCGGGTCGCCATCTGCAGTTGATAGGTCGGTGATATTGTCGAACAACATTCGACAGAAATCACCTCTTTGCATGTTCGATGATGCGACATCGTAAAGTCTAGTTCCAAAATCAGTAAACTCCAAAAATACCCCTCCTTCGAAAATCCCGTAGCATCCCGTGCCATCCCATAGCATCCGACCGAGAAATAATAAATCCCATAGAATAAAGATGTGATATGGAAGTATGAGATTGATAATAACGATTTGTTAGAAATCAAATATATTATATCACGAATTCACAGAAGAGAATATCGCTTTTTGCACGAAATATTATGCAATCGCAATTTACTCTTCTAGTTTCAAATAACGTTCACACTAGGTGCGCACCGAAAAGAACGGAAGAACCAATAGAAAATTTCAGAATGTGGAACGGCAGTACTCTGCCCAAATCCTCAGCTTTGAAAATTTCTGGCTCTTACCGTGGTTCGTTGCGCCCTTTTTAGTGAGCCTTCAAATCTCGTACTGCCAGTCATTTCTATCCCTTCTTTCGTTCGTGTGAGCCAGTCACAGAACAAAGGAGGGCCAGAAGATGGTCAGAAAAAATGTAACAAGCAAGAAGAATCGTATTACGTACAAATATTACGATGTGTTCAACAAAGTCGTGGATGAAATTACTCCAGTAAATGAAGAAACCGAAATGTGGATTGCAGACCTTCATCAAAAAGACATTGACGATTTCAATGCCGACCGCCGCGAGAAGTATCATTTCCCATTTAGCTTAGAAGGCTACAACGAGAAACTTTTTGATGGAGAATCGACTAATCGCTACCTCGGGGATAACACCTACAACCCATACCAAGTAATGCTCGATGCATTTGAACAAGAAGAACGTATGCAGAAGGTGGTTAAGATTCGTCAAGTTTTTGAGGAGCTTGATCCAAAGCTGAAAGAGATTGCCACAAAGGTTTATATCGAGAACCGTACTCGTGTCGATGTTGCTGCTGAGATGGGGATTTCGGAATCAATGGTTCGTAAACATCTAGCCAAAGTTCGTAAAATTTTTGAAGAAAATTTCAAATAATCGGTGCGAATCAGCTTTCAAAATCGCTTATGTGATGAAGGGGGACAACAAAACCTTCTTCATCACAAAGAAAGGAGGAGCCAACATGGGTCTCAAACACAAGGTTCAAATCAACGTGACTGATGAAACTGGAGTCAAACAGACCGTGCTTAAGGGTGGTATTCGAAACATGCCACGCAAGATTGCGCAGTGGCTGTTTGGCTAAAACATGGAAATCTTGGTGTTAACACCAGGGAAGTCCATTGAGTCAGTCGAAATTCATGAGTTAAAGGAAGGAGCAAAACAAGATGAGTCGAACAAAACTGTTGCTTGATGTGGTCGAAAATATGCGTGTCTTAGCTGATAGCATTCAAACACTTTGTGATGCAGCGATGACTAATGATCCGCAAGATGAATCCGCTTTGGATGTTGCATACGAAGAGCACAAAAATCCAACCATTACGCTTGAACAAGTCCGTGGGGTGCTTGCCAAGAAATCGCAAGAGGGTAAAACTGAGACGGTTCGTAATTTACTGAAAACCTACGGGGCAAGCAAGCTGAGTGAAGTGAAGGTAGAAGACTATCGAGAGTTATTGCTTGATGCGGAGGTGCTGTGATGCCGAAACATGCCCTCTTATCAGCATCGTCTAGTTCACGGTGGATTAACTGTCCGCCGTCAGCTCGTTTGGGAGAAAACTTCCCAAACAAGTCATCGGAATATGCCGCCCAAGGAACTGATGCCCATAGCCTTTGTGAGTATAAGGTTCATAAACTACTAGGTGACAATCCAATCTACCCAGACCTCCAATACCTCGATGAGGAGATGGAGGAATGCACGGATGCATATGCTCAGTACGTCATGGGAGAGTTAGCAAAAGCTCGTCAGATGACCTCTGACCCTGTGGTGATTGTGGAACAACGGCTAGACTTTTCAAGATACGTGCCAGAAGGATTTGGTACGGGAGACTGCTTGATTATAGCGGATGACACGCTTTCCGTTATTGATATGAAGTACGGTCTTGGGGTGCTAGTTGAGGCGGAAGGCAATCCACAAATGATGTGCTATGCCCTAGGTGCGTTGGAGCTGTTCGATGGAATTTATGACATCAACCAAGTCAAGATGACCATCTTCCAACCGCGGCGAGAGAACATCAGCACTCATATCATCTCGAAAGAAGACCTCATCAAATGGGCAGAAGAAGTACTCGCACCTAGTGCTAAGATTGCCTATGAGGGTGGTGGAGAGTTCAAGTGCGGGAAATGGTGCAAATTCTGCCCGGCAAAAAATGTCTGTCGGAAACGTGCGGAGCATAATCTTGAGCTTGCTCAGTATGAATTCAAACCTCCAGAGTTACTGGAGGATGTTGAAATTGAAGGTGTGCTTGAACGAGTAGACGACTTGGTATCTTGGGTAAACGACATCAAGGAGTATGCGTTCCAACAGGCGATGAGTGGCAAACACTGGTCAAACCATAAATTGGTTCGTGGGCGTTCTACTCGTAAATACAAGGATGAGGAATTAGTCGCAACAATCGTCACCAATGCTGGGTTTGACCCATTCGAGAAGAAGTTACTCGGCATTACCGCAATGACCAAAGCACTCGGGAAGAAACACTTTGATGAGTTGCTAGGAGGCTTAATTGAAAAGCCAAAAGGGAAATTAACGCTTGTGCCCGTCACAGACAAAAGACAAGCGGTTGACGTAACAAACGTAAATGACGACTTTAACGATTTAACGGAGGAAAACTAAAATGGCAAACACAAACAAATGTAAAGTAATCACAGGTACAAACACACGTCTCTCATACTTTCACGGGTGGGAACCTGTCTCTATCAATGGAGGAACGGAAAAGTACAGCGTGTCTGTGCTGATTCCTAAATCTGACACTGAGACTATCGCAGCAATCGAAAAAGCCATTGACGCAGCCATTGAAGAAGGAGTAGCTAAGTTTGGTGGGAAGAAACCTAACAAGGCAGCTATCAAACTTCCATTGCGTGACGGTGACATTGAGCGTGATGACGAGGCGTATAAAGGTCACTACTTTATTAATGCCAACTCGACAACTGCACCACAAATCGTGGATCAGGCTGTGCAACCGATTCTTGAGCGTTCGCAAGTGTACAGCGGATGTTATGCTCGTGTGTCCATCAACTTCTATGCCTTCAACTCGAACGGAAACAAGGGCGTAGCAGCAGGATTGGGAAACATCCAATTCGTCCGTGACGGAGAGCCACTTGGTGGTAAAACATCTGCATCAGATGATTTTGAAACCTTGGCTGATGATGACTTCTTAGCATAAGTAACTGATTCTGGGCGATGGGGGAATCCCTGTCGCCTTATTTTGAGGAATTGTGCAGCCAGTGGTTGCACAAATTTGTGAATTGCGAATGCACTGCGTTCGCAATTGAGATTAGTGGGATACCGTCCCACAAATTGAAATGGAGGACAAAATGAAAACTTTGAGCATTGATATTGAGACGTTTTCCAGTGTTAATTTGCAGAAGTCAGGGGTCTACCGTTACTCGGAGAGTGAGGATTTCGAAGTGTTACTCTTTGCCTACTCAGTGGACGGAAACCCCGTAGAAATAGTGGATTTGGCTTGTGGGGAAGAGATACCTAAAGACGTACTAGATGCATTAACGGATGAATCGGTAGAGAAGTGGGCGTTCAATGCAACCTTTGAGCGAGTCTGCCTTTCTCGTTTTCTTGGTCTGCCACTGGGGGAGTATCTCAATCCCTCATCGTGGCGATGCACCATGATTTGGGCAGCAACACTTGGATTGCCATTATCGCTTGATGGGGTTGGTGCTGTCCTTGGCTTAGACAAGCAGAAGATGTCAGAAGGGAAAAATCTCATTCGCTATTTTTGCGTACCTTGCACTCCAACTAAAGTGAATGGCGGTCGCACTAGAAATCTTCCAAGTGACGACAAAAAGAAGTGGGAACAATTCAAAACCTACAACATTCGGGACGTTGATGTCGAAATAGCAATCCAAGGAAAGCTATCCAAGTTCCCAGTGAGTAATGAGGTATGGACGGAGTACCATCAAGACCAAGAAATCAATGACCGAGGGATTGGACTAGATATGACCTTGGTGGAAAGTGCCATTGAGCTAGATAAGCGCTCAAAAGAAGAAATAACAGCAAGGCTTCAAAAAATAACAGGTCTGGATAATCCCAACTCTGTCATTCAACTTCGTGATTGGTTGAGGGAAGAAGGATTAGAAGTTGATTCACTCGATAAGAAATCCGTGAATGAGTTGATGAAAACTTCTCCGCAAGAGTTGGTTGAAGTGTTTGAATTGCGACAACAACTCGCCAAGTCATCCGTGAAGAAGTATCAAGCAATAACGAACGTATCTTGCCAAGATAAACGAGCACACGGAATGTTCCAATTCTATGGAGCTAATCGAACGGGGAGGTTTGCGGGCAGATTAATCCAACTCCAGAACCTCCCACAAAACCACATGACCGATTTGGCAGAGGCGCGTGAATTAGTGCGAAGTGGAGACTATGAGGCATTGCCTCTCCTTTACGAGAACCTCCCGAACGTCTTGTCTGAATTAATTCGGACGGCTTTTGTGCCACAAAGCGGGATGAAGTTTATCGTATCGGACTTTTCAGCTATTGAGGCACGAGTGATTGCTTGGCTTGCAGGGGAGCATTGGCGAGAAGAGGTCTTTCGTGAAGGTGGGGACATTTATTGTGCATCGGCAAGTCAGATGTTTGGTGTACCAGTTGAAAAGCACGGTGTAAATGGTCATCTCCGCCAGAAAGGGAAGATTGCAGAATTAGCTCTCGGTTATGGTGGATCAGTCGGTGCATTGATTGCAATGGGGGCTTTAGATATGGGATTGACCGAAGATGAACTCCAACCTTTGGTGACAACTTGGCGAAATGCCAATCCGCATATCACGCAGTTCTGGTGGGATGTCGACAAGGCTGTCAAAGATTGCATCAAACAACGAACCATCACTAAGACTCACGGCATCACCTTTGCTTGCAAGAGTGGGATGCTTTTCATCACGCTTTTATCTGGACGAAAGCTTGCCTACGTGAAACCTCAGATTGGTGAGAATCGTTTTGGTGGAGAGTCAGTCACTTACGGGGGAGTTGGAGCATCGAAGAAGTGGGAGCGACTTGAAAGCTATGGGCCAAAGTTTGTAGAAAACATCGTTCAAGGGATAGCTAGGGATATTTTATGTTTTGCGATGCAGTCGTTGAGGAATTATCGGATTGTGGGTCACGTTCATGATGAGGTGATTATCGAAGTTCCTCGAGATGTGGAGGTATTAGAAATCAACGATATTATGTCTCGTACACCTAAGTGGGCAGAAGGACTAATTCTGAATGCTGACGGTTATGAGTGCGAGTTTTACCAAAAAGATTAGTGGAAGTTGTGGAGTCAGAGATGGCTCCATATTTTTTTGAACTTTTTTTCAAATTATGGTTCGAATCGGCCGTTTTCATCGCTTATGGGTGAAGGCAAGAGAAGAAACTATCTTGCAGCCTTCTAAAAATCCATAAGGAGGTCGAATGACCATGAAGGAAGTTATTTCTAAGAACGAGTACGGCATCTTTGCTGACTCGCATGACACAGCCCGTGTCGACAGCTTGTATGTAGCTCAGTATTTCGAGAAGAAACACAAGAATGTGTTACGTGCCATCGAAAACATCATCTCCGTAGATTCTGGTGTAAGCCGTGAATTTGCTCGGCTCAATTTTGAGCCGATTACTTACGTGGATCAACTGGGGCGCAAACAACGTGCCTTTGCACTAACTCGTGATGGTTTCATGATTTTAACAATGGGATTCACAGGTAAGAAAGCAATGAAGATTAAAGAGTTTTACATTGCCTTGTTTAACAAAATGGAAGAAACCATTAAGCGCCGCGTGACATTGCGGATGGAGTATCCACTGTTGACGGACAATATCACTTTGCTTCACGAAAACCCACGTCCCCATCATTACAGTAATGAGGCCAATATGCTCAATAAAATTGTGACAGGAATGAGCGCTAAGGAGTACAAGCTGAAAAATGGTATCCCATTAGAGAAGTCAAGTATTCGTCCGTTTCTAACGGATAAAGAGCGGGAACAACTCGATATCCTGCAACGTATCGACACAGGTTTGTTGCTTTCTATCCCTGATTATCAAGAGCGGAAGCAAAAGCTTGAATGGTACTACATGAAAATGCTGAAGGAGGACTAAATCAATGTTTTATGTGAAAGAAAAAATGAGCGATGTAGCTGAAGTAACCATCGAAATTACAGACGAGAACGTATTTTGCACTTGTCCTAAGTGTGGGGTTGAAGTTCCCGTGGACTTAGCTGAAGTGTTGAAGGACGGAGAGTCAGATTTATTCAGCACGGCAGTTTGTTGTGGGGACTGCAGTCGAAAGATTCAGGAGGGAGAACTCAATGCCTAAACGATCTGATTACCGAACCATGGTTTACATCTGCTCTGCCTATTCAGGTGATGTAGTAGCCAACGTTGAAAAGACCAAGCGTTATTGCCGTTATGCCGTTGACCACAATTATATGCCAATTGCACCGCATCTCATGTACCCACAATTCATGGACGAAACCACTGAGCGTGATTTGGCTATCCACATGGACTTGGTCCTACTCGGGAAATGCGAGGAGGTCTGGGTCATTGGTAAGAGCGTGTCGAAAGGTATGGCGATTGAGTTGGAACAAGCCCAATGGTGGGGCAAGCACATCCGTTACTTTGACGAGGAGATGAAGGAGGTTTTCCATGATTAATTTCACACTTTACACGGCTAACACTGTCGGGAACTCCAAGACTAGCGTGTTCCCCAATAAGCATGTGGTCACCGACAAAGCTAGTTTCCAACAAGCTGTTCAGTTTGACCACGTCACTGCGGAATATCAAAACAACTATCGCAAAGGTGACAACTTCATTCAGTCTGATGTGATTCCGCTCGACTGCGACAACGACCATTCTGACAATCCATCTGATTGGGTGACTTCCCTTGATGTGGCGATGCAGTTCCCTGATGTTGCTTTTGCGGTCAGCTATTCACGCAATCATAACAAGGTCAAAGGGGATAAGGCAGCACGACCAAGGTTTCATGTTTATTTCCCCATTGAGTCAGTTTCGGACAAGTACGAATACGTCAGCTTGAAACAACAAATCAACGAGGCATTTCCTTACTTTGATGACAATGCGATGGATGCAGCTCGCTTGCTTTTCGGAACTTCCAACACGGATGTCGAAATCTATGAAGGCTCGAAACGCATTAATGACCTGCTTTCAGAGGACTTGTTTGCCGATTGGGAGAACCGCTTATCGGAAATTGGTGAGGGTTCTCGAAATTCGACCATGAGCCACATCGCTGGAAAGCTCATCAAGCGTTACGGGGCAAAGGAAGAGACTTATCACCTCTTTCTCGAGCAGGCGGAGAAATGTAATCCACCTTTGCCTGATGAAGAGTTAAAAGCAATCTGGAACTCTGCCGTGAACTTCGGGAAGAAGGTCAAACAACAAGAGGGCTATATTCCGCCAGAGCAGTACAACAAGGACACGGAGCTTGAACCAACCGACTACTCGGACGTGGGACAAGCCACCATCTTAGCGAGTGAGTACGAATGCAAACTTCGATACTCGCCATCGACTGACTATATCGTCTACAACGGTTCGTACTGGGAGGAGTCTGCTCCTAAGTCGCAAGCAGTGGCTCAAGCTTTGACGGAGCGACAACTGGAAGAAGCAGAAACCGCCATCGCTAAGCAGACCCAAGAAATGGTCAAAAACGGGGCATTTGCCATTCTCGCTTCCGTTGGTCCAAAGAAAGCTGTGGGAATGTTCAACAAGGTTCAAGCTCATTCCTATGAATTGTTTGAGTCAGCTCAGGCTTACAAGAAATACGCAGTGAAGAGACGAGATGACAAGTATCTGTCGTCAGCCTTGAAGGTTGCTCGACCAATGCTTGAAATCGAACAACGCATTCTTGATGTGAACGAGTTTCTTTTGAACACACCATCTGCCACTTATGATTTACAGACGGGTGCAACTCAAGAACATAAGGCGGAGGACTATATCACCAAGCAGACGGAATGTGACCCGTGCTCTGAAAATGAGCAGCTCTGGTTGGATGCTCTAAACACCATTTTCGTGAACGACCAAGAATTGATTGATTACGTTCAGATGATTGTTGGCTTGTCAGCTATTGGGAAGGTTTACGTGGAAGCACTCATCATTTCTTATGGTGAGGGTCGAAACGGGAAGTCCACTTTCTGGAATGTAATTAGTCGAGTGCTTGGAAACTACTCTGGTAGCATCTCAGCTGATATTCTGACGAGCCAAATCAGAAGAAACGTAAAGCCAGAACTTGCCGAAGCGAAAGGCAAACGACTTCTGATTGCTGCCGAGCTTGAAGAAGGAATGCGACTCAACACGTCCAACATCAAGCAACTCTGCTCGACAGATGAAATCGCAGCAGAGAAGAAATACAAAGATCCGTTTAAATATGTGCCAACCCATACCTTGGTGCTTTATACCAACCATCTACCAAAGGTTGGTGCGATTGATAAGGGAACGTGGAGACGGCTGATTGTGATCCCGTTTCTTGCCACGATTGAAGGCAATAAGGACATCAAGAACTATGCGGACTACCTGTTTGAGAATGCTGGTGGAGCCGTTCTGCAGTGGGTGATTGATGGGGCCAAGAAAGTCATTGCTGCTGATTACAAGTTGCCTGTGCCACGGGTCGTGAACGAGGCTATTGAAGAATATAAGGCAGCCAACGATTGGCTTGGGCATTTCCTAGAAGAGTGCTGTGAAACTGGCGAAGAACTCACCGAAAAAAGTGGTGAAGTTTATTCGGAGTATCGTGCTTTCTGTATGCGTACTGGCGAGTACACTCGGAGCAGTGCAGATTTTTATGCAGCCATTGAAAATGCTGGGTTTTCACGGATTAGAAGTAATAAAGGACGGTTCATTAAAGGATTGCGAGTGAAATCTGAATTCCTCGATGAGTAAGAAAGGTGACACCCATGTCACCAGTCTACATAGAGTTTTCTATAGGATAAAAAAATTAAACCTAAAGAAAGTCTATATAAGGGGATGACATGGGTGTCACTGATTAAAAGATTGGAGCATATGAAAAATGAAATTTAAGCAATGGTTGAAAATTGGCATTGGCAAACGGAATGATAACTTCGATGCATTCTACGACTTCGCCTCAAAGGACGTGACCTACCCTTGGAAAAAGTCTTACGAAAAACAGCTCGCATATCTGATGAACCAGAATGTTGATGTGAGCTATCTTGAAGTTTTGCGTGATGCGTACTTCGCATACATGACGGTGTGGCTATGAGAGAAAAACAAGTGGAACAAGCCTTGGTTAAGGCAGTAAAAGCAAGAGGTGGGATTTGTCCGAAGTTCGTATCCCCCGGGCTGTCGGGAGTGCCTGACAGATTGGTTCTTATGCCAAATGGGATGATGGGCTTTGTCGAAGTGAAAGCACCAACCAAGAAGCCAAGAGCCTTACAGGTTTATCGGATGAAGCAACTGACGGACTTAGGATTTAAGTGTTTTGTGCTGGATGAAATTGAACAAATCCCTGCATTGATTGAAAAGATTGGAGGTGATGCCCGATGAAGTTCATACCACATGAATACCAGAAGTTTGCGATTGACCATATCAAGAACAACAAGATTTCTGCCTTATTCCTTGATATGGGCTTGGGTCTGGAAAAACAGTCACAACCCTAACAGCTATAAAGGATTTGATGCACGATGATTTTACAGTGAGGAAAACCCTTATCATCGCACCCCTCAGAGTCACGAGTTCGACATGGCCAAGCGAAATTGAGAAGTGGGATCACTTGAAAAATTTAACTTATTCCGTGGTTCTTGGCACACCCAAGCAACGCAAAGAGGCACTCTGGAAGAAAGCTGACTTGTATTTGATTAACCGAGAAAACTTGGATTGGCTGATAACGAAGTCAGGGTTTGATTTCGACTTTGACATGGTGGTGATTGATGAATTGTCATCGTTCAAAAACTACAAGGCAAAACGGTTCACTAGCTTGATGCAAGTCCGACATAAGGTTGACCGCATTGTTGGCTTGACTGGCACGCCTTCAAGTAACGGCTTGATGGATTTGTTTGCGGAGTTCAAGGTTTTAGACATGGGCGAACGATTAGAGTATTACATTTCGAGGTATCGAGATAAATACTTCCTACCTGACAAGCGAAATGGACTGCAGATTTATTCGTGGAAACCACGAGAAAATGCAGAACAAGAAATCTACGACAAGATTTCAGACATCACGATTTCTATGAAGTCGGTGGATTTCTTGGATATGCCGGAACTCGTAATAAACGAAGTCCCTGTGTCTCTTGGAACAGCAGAAAAGCAGAAGTACGACAAGTTCAAGGCTGACTTGGTTTTGCAACTGAAGGATGCCGATATTGATGCCGCCAACGCAGCCGTCCTTTCCAACAAGTTACTGCAGATGGCGAATGGTGCAATTTATGACGAGTTCAACGTCAGCCACCACATTCACGACCAGAAGTTAGATGCCTTGGAAGATCTGATTGAAGGGGCAAACGGCAAGCCAATCCTCATCGCCTATTGGTTTCAACACGATCTTGAGCGAATCAAAGAACGATTCAAGGTTTGTCAGATTAAGTCAGCGACAGATATTGAAGAATGGAATAAAGGGAGCATTCCTATTGCCGTGATTCATCCTGCAAGTGCTGGTCACGGACTCAACCTTCAAGCAGGTGGTTCAACGCTGGTCTGGTTTGGCTTGACGTGGAGCCTTGAACTTTACCAACAGACCAACGCAAGGCTGTGGCGACAAGGGCAGAACGATACCGTGGTCATTCATCACATTATCGCCAAGGACACGATTGACGAGGACGTGATGTTGGCGTTGAAACTAAAAGATAAGACTCAAGCAAGTTTGATAGATGCCGTGAAGGCAAGATTGGAGGGAGTGCAATGACACCAAAGGAGTATTTTAAACAAGCCTATCGTTTGGATAAGCGAATCGACAGTCAAGTCGTGAAGTTGGGGGAGCTGCGAGCTCTAGCTGGCTGCGCCCAGACCATCTCCTATGAAGAAAAGATTGGTAGTCCAAATCGGAATACCGAAGCACCGTTCGTGAAGGTGCTGGAGAAGGTTTACCTTTTGGAGAACCATATCAATGAACAAATTGATAAGTTTGTGGATTTGAAGTATCAGATGGCTGATGCAATTGAGACCTTACCGAATGTTGACCTTGGGTTGGTATTGGATTACCGTTACCTTCAAGGAATGACGTGGGAGAAGATTGCGGAGGTAATGAACGCCGATGTTAGGACCATTTACCGCTGGCACACCAAGGCACTACAACTCGTTCAGATGCCAGAAAATCCTATCATCATCTAAAAGTTGTCAGTAAATGTCATGGTATGTCAGTATCAACCTTTGATATGATTATGATGTCGAAAAAGACGAATGATACTCAAGCAATACCAGCAATAGAAGTATCAACTAAACAAATGGAGCCGTTGAGTTAATTCTCAGCGGTTTTTACTTTGCACGAAAGGAGAGCACCCCATGCCAATGAAACCAGCTAAACCCTGTAAGTATCCTGGTTGTCCGCACCTAACGCACGACACCTATTGCGAAGAGCATAGAACACTTGCGAGGAAACGTTACGAGAAATACGAACGTGATCCGGAGACCAACAAACGTTACGGCAGAGCTTGGAAAAAGATACGGGCAAGATACGTGGCAGCTCATCCTTTGTGCGAGATGTGTCAGGCAGAAGGAAGGCTTACGCCAACCGAGATTGTCCATCACATCAAAGAACTAAGTGAAGGCGGAACGCATGACTTTTCTAATCTGATGAGTGTGTGTAAATCCTGCCACTCACGCATCCATATGACACGAATGAATACGAAAGATAAAACTAGCTTGTAAGAGTTAGCAATGGGGAGGGGCGGTCAACATCTCTACGACCTATCGAATTGAACAGCGCGCTAGGCTCTCACGCGCAAAAAGTTCAATTCAAAGACCCTATTAACCCCCAAGAGAAAAGGAGGCGAGAATCATCGCAAGAGACGGTACAAACAGAGGCGGTAGACGTGCGAAGGCAGGTTCTAAACCAACGCCTCTAGCAGATAAATTAGCAGCCGGGAAGTCCGGCAAACGAATCGAAATCCATGAATTTGAACCTGAGACATTATTGGTTGGTGGTGACATTGGTGAGGGTGCAGAACTTGAGGGAGCGGATATGCCAGACCCAAGCGAGTACCTTTCTGCCAAGCAAAAAGACGGCACGACCTTGGGTGCGGATGAATTATTCCGAGAAACGTGGCTTTGGCTGAAAGAACGTGGATGCGAGAAACTCGTCAGTCCTCGTGTGCTTGAAAGTTATGCTCAAGCCTTTGCTCGTTATATTCAGTGCGAACAAGCCGTCAGTCAGTATGGTCTGCTCGGGAAACACCCAACAACGGGTGGCGTGGTGACGAGTCCATTTGTCACGATGAGCCAAAGTTTTCAGAAACAAGCCAATCTCCTCTGGTATGAGATTTTCGATATCGTAAAACAAAACTGCACGACAGATTTTGAAGGCAGTCCCAATGATGACATGATGGAGCGGTTACTTCGTTCCAAGAAAGGAAATTAGACCCATGATAGAAAAAGTAAATCCGAGCCATCCTGACAAGGTTGCCGACCGTATTGCCGGAGCAATCGTGGACTTGGCTTATCAAGAAGAATTAAATCCAAAGATAGCAGTTGAGGTTTTAATCGGTCATGGTGTGTGCCATGTGATTATTGAAACTTCAGCTGCTCTTTCTTTTGAAGAAGTGCGAAAAGCAATCAAACGTATCGCTGGTGATGTGAAACAAGATATTGTAGTTGTCCCACAGGATGAGGAGCTTGCCGAAAACCAAGCGGAGGCAATTCGCTGTGGGGACAATGGCATCTTCAAGGGAATGCCTCTCACGGATGAACAACTCAGATTATCGAAAACAGCTCGAGAGATTTATCAGAAATATCCAACTGATGGCAAGTACATCCTTGATGGTGACCGTTTGATTATTTGTCAAAGTCACGCTAAATCAGCTGACCTTAAAGCATTTTATCCAATTGCTAAAGTGAACCCTCTAGGTGATTGGACGGGTGGCACTAATGTAGATACAGGAGCAACCAACCGTAAGCTTGGTTCAGATATGGCTGATTCAGTCACAGGTGGTGGACTTCACGGGAAAGACCTATCCAAGGCGGATGTATCAATCAACATTCACGCCTTCCTTAAAGCCCAACAAACAGGACAGCCAGTCGAGTTAGTTTGTGCCATTGGTGATGACCAAGTTGATGGCTTGCCATACTCTGAAATTGTAGAGGAAGCGCGTGATTTTGTGAATCAGCTTGGAGGTTTTGAGAAACTTGCAGAATGGGGGTTGTTCTAGATGATTAAAACAATTGACCATTTTGAAAAAGTAGACATTGAAAAGCTAGTCCCTTATGCACGTAATTCCAGAACTCACTCCAAGGAACAGGTGCTTCAGCTTCGTGCATCACTCAGAGAGTTTGGCTTTCTCAACCCTTGCTTGATTGACAAAGATTTCAACGTTATCGCTGGTCACGGACGAATCATGGCTGCGAAGGAAGAAGGCATTAAAGAAGTGCCTTGCATCTTTATCGAGCATTTGACCGAGGCACAAAAACGAGCCTACATCATTGCCGATAACAAACTCGCCATGAATGCGGGTTGGGATGATGAAATGCTTTCGATTGAGTTGTCCGACCTTCAAGGAGCTGACTTCGATTTGGACTTGCTTGGGTTTGATGCGAGTGAAATTGACAAGCTACTGAACGGTGAAGCGGACGCTCAAGAAGATGACTTCGATGTGGATGCCGAACTTGAGAAACCAACCTTCTCAAAAACTGGGGACTTGTGGTTGCTTGGCAATCATCGCCTTGTTTGCGGAGACAGCACTAAGGAAGAAACCTATGATGTTCTGATGGATGGAAAGCTTGCGAATCTCACGGTAACAGATCCCCCTTACAACGTGAACTACGAAGGCAGTGCCGGGAAAATCAAAAATGACAATATGGCAAACGAAGCGTTCTACACATTCTTGTATGACGCTTTTTCTTGTATGGAAAAATCAATGGCAGATGATGCCAGCATCTACGTTTTCCATGCGGATACGGAAGGCTTGAATTTTCGTAAGGCATTTATGGATGCAGGGTTCTATCTTTCGGGAACTTGTATCTGGAAGAAACAAAATCTCGTCCTTGGTCGCTCACCCTATCAGTGGCAACATGAGCCAGTCTTGTTCGGCTGGAAGAAGAAAGGTAAGCACCAATGGTACACGGGGCGTAAGGAGTCGACCATTTGGGAATTTGATAAACCCAAAAAGAATGGCGAACATCCAACAATGAAACCTATCCCATTGCTTGCCTACCCCATCACCAACTCAAGTATGAGCAACTGTATCGTGCTTGATCCGTTTGGTGGTAGCGGTTCAACCTTGATTGCTTGTGAGCAGACCAACCGTATTTGCCACACGATTGAATTGGATGAAAAGTTTGTTGATGTCATTGTAAATCGTTTCATTGAGCAAGTAGGTTCAGCCGATTCAGTTCGTGTTGTTCGAGAAGGAAAAACATTGGAATATGAAGATGTTTTCTTAAGTGAAGATTGTATCAAATGAAGTCCCTAAAGTGCTTGTATCACTTGCTATAAAAGGCTTTTAGAGTGATATATGTAATGAACAAAGAAGCAAAAGGAGGACATCAAGATGATGCCAAATCGTGAAACAATTGAGCGTTTGAAAGAACGCTACCCAGAAGGAACTCGTGTTGAACTCATTTCTATGAGCGACACTTACGCCCCACCAACGGGCACACAAGGCACAGTGACGGGGGTAGACGACATTGGTTCGCTACTCGTTCACTGGGACAACGGTTCAAGCCTGAACGTCTTGTACGGGGAAGATACGGTACGAATCGTGAAAGAACCAAAGCCCACCTTCAAACTGGTTTACCAAAACGGCAACGAGGAAACCTACGAAACCTACAATGATGCTTGGCAGGTGATTACCGAGACAGTGCTTAACGCTGACTTGGTTTGGATTGACTTTTATCCGAGCGACAAGGCTTACGAGATGGTTCGCATCAGAAAGGGGTTCTAGCCATGGCAGTGAACAAACGGAAGATTTTCAACATCGCAAAGAAACACATCTACGGCTTGCCTGAACGAGGCGACTTGAAGGCACATAACAGTGACCGTGAAGATTTCCTCGACATTGCCGTGTGGAGCCTTGAGGAGGCGTTAATCGCCGCCTACGAGCAAGGCAGAAAGGATGGGCAAAATGAATCCAAGGATTAAGAAACAAATCATCGCCATTCAGGAGTCAGGGCTGACCAATATGCTCGACACCAACTACGTGCAGCGACTAGCCCACGAGCGAAACTTCTTTGACCTCGTGATTTTCATCGAGGACCACAAGAAGGAATACGTGCATTTCATCATGACAGGAGATGAAGCAGATGTGGACTAATGGCGTGATTAAGATTGATAAGACCAGCGTGACCTTTTGCGTGAAACACTTTGAAGAACCTAGCGAGTTTGGAATTAATGAAGGTCGTATTTCAAAATTGGAGCTGAGAGTGAAAGGAAAGATAGTCGCCAACTACGACCGTGGCTGGGACGTTCAACCGACTGATGAAGCGGTTGAAAAGGCACTGCAATATGTGCTTGCGACCTACAATTAAAATTACGAAGAACAGCTTACGGGCTGTTTTTCTCATGGAGAGGAGTGGTGCGGTTGCCTTTGAAGAAATATAAGCCGACAAAGTTTAAAGTAAAATCGTCCAAGTACGACAAAGACCTAGCTGATTATGCCGTGAACTTTATCGAATGTTTGAGCCATACCAAAGGAACATGGGCAGGAAAACCGTTTGAACTCCTTGATTGGCAGGAACAAATCATCCGTGACTTGTTTGGAACGGTCAAACCAAATGGCTATCGGCAGTTCAATACGGCATACATTGAAATCCCAAAGAAGATGGGAAAATCAGAGCTTGCAGCTGCGGTGGCATTACTCCTTACTTGTGGGGATGGGGAAGAACGTGCCGAGGTTTATGGCTGTGCAGCCGATAGGCAACAAGCCTCAATCGTATTTGAGGTGGCTGCCGATATGGTTCGAATGTGTCCTGCACTCAACAAGCGAGTGAAAATCCTCGCCTCGCAAAAGCGGATTGTCTTCAAGCCAACGAATAGTTTTTATCAAGTCTTGTCAGCCGAGGCGTACTCCAAGCACGGCTTTAATATTCACGGGGTCGTCTTTGATGAATTGCATACTCAGCCTAATCGTAAACTGTTTGATGTCATGACGAAAGGTTCAGGTGATGCACGTACGCAACCTCTGTATTTCTTGATTACGACTGCAGGGACAGATACCAATTCCATCTGTTACGAAACGCACCAAAAGGCACTTGATATTATTGACGGGCGTAAACACGATCCAACATTCTATCCTGTGATTTATGGGGCAGATGAATCTGATGATTGGACGGATCCGAAAGTTTGGAAGAAAGCTAATCCGTCTCTTGGCATCACGGTTGGGATTGATAAGGTCAAGGCTGCTTGTGAGTCGGCAAAACAAAACCCTGCCGAAGAAAACTCATTTAGGCAACTGAGGCTCAATCAATGGGTGAAACAAGCCATTCGGTGGATGCCCATGGATAAGTGGGATGCCTGTGGGTTCAAGGTAGAAGAAAAATCGCTCGAAGGACGAGTGTGTTATGGCGGACTTGACCTCTCAAGCACGACTGATATCACATCCTTTGTATTGGTCTTTCCACCAGAAGACGAAGATGATAAGTTTGTCGTCTTGCCTTACTTCTGGATACCAGAGGATACACTTGACCTTCGGGTGAAACGTGACCACGTCCCCTATGACTTATGGGAAAAGCAAGGTTGGCTCAAAACCACTGAGGGTAATGTCGTCCACTATGGATTCATTGAAACTTTCATCGAGGAACTTGGACAGAAATACAACATTCGAGAAATTGCCTTTGACCGTTGGGGTGCAGTGCAGATGGTGCAGAACCTCGAAGGCATGGGCTTTACTGTCGTGCCGTTCGGGCAAGGGTTCAAGGATATGAGCCCTCCAACTAAAGAGTTGATGAAACTAACGCTTGAGCAGAAAATCGCTCATGGAGCTCATCCAGTTCTTCGTTGGAACATGGACAACATTTTCATTCGAACTGACCCAGCAGGAAACATAAAAGCCGACAAGGAAAAATCAACAGAGAAGATTGATGGTGCGATTGCGACCATCATGGCACTCGATCGTGCTATCCGTTGTGGGAATAATAATGCAGCAAGTGTCTATGATGATAGGGGCTTGCTTATTCTTTAAGAATTTTAAGGAGCACATAATTTGTTCACTCATTTTTGATATGATATAGAAAATTATAGGAGGACGTATGAAATGAGTGAGAAAGAGTTGGGGCAAATACTAAAGGAAATGTACGAGAGAAAGGGTGCTAAGAAATCAACAATGATTCACCTCTTTGGAATTATCTATGCTAAAGAAATTCGAAGGGCGGGGATAACACCAAGAGCAATTTGTAAAGAAGCAGATATGCCAGAGTCTTATCAGGTTGAAATAAATAAAGGCATCGCTTTGGCACAGTATGTTGAATTAAAACCAAATTATGTAGGTGACTTTAATGGTAAATAAGGTTACAGAGAATGTTATCCAATATCCCAAAAATGAAGAACCGAATTTTATCGTGCCTAATGAGTATAAACCGCATCGCTTTGGCTTGGGACGAAAAGGGGAAAATCCTATTGTGGCTATTTGTATGAACCCCTCTGCTGCAAGCGAAATGATTAGTGATCGTACAATCAATAGGGTTATTAAAATTGGACAAGCACTTGGAAATGATGGTTGGATAGTATTTAATACATATCCTGAACGTGCGACAGATGCCGCAAATATGGATACTTATGATGAAAATCTTTCTAATCAAAACCTTGAGGTGATAAAGAATTTTATTATAGAAAATTCGATTACTGAAGTTTATGGTGCATGGGGGGATTTGAAATATCAAGCCTTGAAGAAGGGAAAAGATGAGCTGATTTCATTATTTAGAGAGTTGAAAGTTAATGTGTATTATTTTGGCACATTAACGAAACAAGGTAACCCACGACATCCAATTCAAAGACAAGAAAAGTGGAAAATTTCTACTGAAAATAAACGATACCTTATGTAAGACGAGCATCTCAATTTGAGGTGCTTTTTTCATACTCAAAATTCAGGAAGGAAGTAACCAATGGGAATATTTAACCGACTTTTTAAGTCGAGAGACAAACCAATGAACCAAACCATCAGCTCCCCATACCGATTTATGTTTGGTGGGACAACTGCAGGGAAGGTAGTAACTGAACAAAGTTCAATGCAGATGACTGCAGTCTATTCCTGTGTCCGCATCCTAGCCGAGGCGGTCGCAGGCTTGCCTTTACACTTTTACAAATATCGTGAAGGTGGCGGGAAAGAAAAGGCGGTGAATCATCCGCTTTACTTTCTGCTCCATGATGAACCCAATAGTGAAATGACTTCATTTGTTTTTCGTGAAACACTGATGACTCATTTGCTCTTGTGGGGCAATGCTTACGCTCAAATCATCCGCAATGGAAAAGGTGAAGTGGTGGGCCTTTATCCACTAATGCCTGACAGAATCGCGGTAAATCGTGATGAAAACAAGGAGATTTATTACCTTTATACGGTCGATTCTGGGCCACAAGTACGGCTTTCTAAGGCAGAAGTCCTCCATATTCCGGGGCTTGGCTTTGATGGGTTAGTGGGTTATTCGCCAATTGCGATGGCTAAAAATGCGATTGGTATGGCGATAGCCTGTGAGGAATACGGAGCCAAGTTCTTTGCGAATGGGGCAAACCCCGGTGGCGTGCTTGAACATCCGGGAACCTTGAAAGACCCAGTTCGCATCCGTGAAAGTTGGAATGCGACCTTCGGAGGTTCATCCAATGCCAGTAAGGTGGCTGTCCTTGAAGAAGGAATGAAATACAGTCCAATCTCTATTTCACCAGAACAAGCACAGTTCCTGGAAACACGGAAATTTCAAATCAACGAGATAGCTCGAATTTTCAGAGTGCCACCCCACATGGTTGGTGACCTTGAGAAGTCGAGCTTTTCAAATATCGAGCAACAGTCACTTGAATTCGTGAAGTACACTCTCGACCCGTGGGTAATGAGGTGGGAACAAGCGATGACAAAAGCACTTCTCAGCATTGACGAGAAGAAGGACTACTTCATCAAGTTCAATGTGGATGGCTTACTCCGAGGGGATTATCAATCTCGAATGAATGGGTATGCGACAGGTCGTCAGAACGGTTGGATGTCGGCTAATGATATTCGAGAACTTGAAAATCTCGACCGCATTCCAGAAGATGAAGGCGGTGACTTGTATCTCGTGAATGGCAATATGCTCCCACTCAAAAGTGCTGGGGCATTTGCGAAAAATACCAAAGGACAGGAGGAAGAAAACCAAGATGAAGAAGTTTTGGAAGTGGGTGAATCAGACACCGAAGAATCTGACGACACCCGAAACACAGGAGAACCAAGAGAAAAACCAAATCTCCGACCGAACCCTTTACCTCAACGGACAAATCGCTGAGGTCAGTTGGTTTGATGATGATGTCACACCACAGTTATTCAAGGATGAGTTGATGAGTGGAGACGGTAACATTACGGTCTGGATTAATAGTCCCGGTGGTGATTGTGTGGCAGCCGCTCAGATTTACAACATGCTCAAAGAATACTCGGGAGACGTGGTCGTCAAGATTGATGGATTGGCGGCATCCGCTGCCTCAGTGATTGCGATGGCAGGGGATAAGGTTGTGATGAGCCCTGTTGCCATGATGATGATCCACAATCCCGTCACGCAAACTTGGGGTGACCGAGTAGACATGCAAAAAGCAGTTGCGATGCTTGATGAAGTGAAGGAATCCATTATCAATGCCTACGAAATCAAAACTGGTATGAGCAGAACAAAACTTGCCCATTTGATGGATTCGGAAACGTGGATGGATGCACACTCGGCTAAAAGTCTAGGATTTGCGGATGAAATCATTGGTGTGGTTGACGAGAATATTCCTCAAGCAGGGAATATGATGTTCTCAGAAACTAAAGTGATGAACTCATTAGCTACCGCAATCGCTAAGCGTTGTCGCATTCAACCACCTGAACCAAAAGAAGAACTAAAACCAACAAACACTGTCAAAGCCGATTCTCTCGAAGAACGGCTATTTTTAATGAAAACATGGAGGGATTAACCAATGAACAAGATTCAAGAATTGATGGAAAAGCGTAAACAGGCATGGGAAGGCGCAAAAGCCTTCGTTGAAGCTAAGAAAGATAAGGACGGATTGATGTCTGATGAAGATGCCAAGACCTATGCGGACATGGAAAAAAAGGTCTCAAACTTTACGAAGGAAATCGAGCGTATGCAGTCAATGGAAGCGATGGAACGTGAAATGGCAAAACCAATGTCTGAACCACTCACGTCTCAGCCGATGCAAACAGAAAATAATGCAAAGCCTAAGAAGACAGGACGTGCATCAAATGAATACAAGGAAGGTGTTCTTCAAGCCCTCCGTTCAAACTTCCGCCAAGTATCTAACGTCCTTCAAGAAGGTGTGGATACGGCAGGTGGCTACCTCGTCCCAGAAGAATATGACAAACGCTTGATTGACGGCTTAACTGAAGAAAATATCATGCGTACCTTGGGGACGACAATTACGACAAGTGGTGAGCACAAAATCAATATCGCGGGGGCTAAACCAGCCGCATCGTGGATTGAAGAAGGTGGTGCACTCGTGTTTGAAGATGCAAGCTTTGAACAAATCATCCTTGATGCCCACAAACTTCATGTGGCTATCAAAGTGACAGACGAGCTGCTTTACGATAATGCCTTCAACCTTGAAAGCTATATCCTTACGCAATTCTCGAAAGCACTGGCTAACGCAGAAGAAAATGCCTTCTTGAACGGTGATGGTGTAGGGAAACCACTTGGTATCTTCGCTGAAAATGGTGGTGGTCAAGTAGCCATTACGACCAACACGCAAAGTTCCATCACGGCTGATGAAATCATCAACTTGGTTCATTCGCTAAAACGTCCTTACCGTAAGAATGCGAAGTTCATCATGAACGACCAAACGATTGCTCTCATCCGTAAGCTTAAGGACAACAATGGAGCCTACTTGTGGCAACCATCCCTTCAAGCAGGAGAACCTGACCGATTATTTGGTTACCCAGTCTACACCTCTGCTTATGTGCCCACCGTAGCAGCAGGTAAACCTGTTATTGCTTTTGGGGATTTCAGCTATTACAACATTGGCGACCGTGGCGTGCGTTCCTTCGACCAACTCCGTGAGCTCTTTGCGGGTAATGGCATGGTTGGTTTCCTTGCCAAAGAACGTGTGGACGGCAAACTCGTCTTACCAGAAGCGGTTCAAATCTTGAAGATGAAAGCATCTGCCGCAGCATCATAGGAGTGAGCCTATGAGCGATTTACTTGAAAAGGTAAAAGCCAATCTCATACTCGAGCATAGTGAGGATGACGAGCTGTTGGAACGATTGATTCTGACGGCTCTTTCCTATGCTGAAAGCTACCAACATCTCACAGAAGGCTATTATTCGGAAAATGAAATCCCAGCCACGACTGAACAAGCCGTCATCATGCTTGCCAGTCATTTCTATGAAAGTCGTGACGGATCAACGGCTGGTTTCTTTTCAGATAACGTCAATGCGAGTAGCCAAGTCTGGAATACGGTTAATCTATTACTACGACTAGATAGGCGGTGGCAAGTATGAGTTTTGGGAAAATGAATCAACGGATTCAAATCGCAAAGACGGTCAACCGAAAAGATAGTGCAGGCTTTGTGACCAAACAAGATGAGGTTCTGGCAAGTGTCCGAGCTTACAAGGAAGAAAAGAATGCCACCGAAAAGTGGGTAAACCTTGCGACCTTTAGCTCAGCGACTTGTCTATTTCGTCTGAGGGAGATTCCGAACCTCACCGTCACGACAGAAATGGTCATCCTATCCAATAATGATAGGTATCAAATCATATCCGTTGAAAACGTCAGAAACCGAGGGATGTATCTTGAGGTTCTGACTACGAAAGTCGAGGTGAGTGCAGATGGCTAAAGCAATGATGAAGATGCCCGAGGACTTTCTTTTGAAGGTCTCAAAACTGGAAAGCAAGACGGATGAAATCTTGCCACGAGTGTTGGAGAGCGGGGCTGAGGTGGTCGAAGCGAAAGTCAGAATCAACCTCTCAACCGTTGTTGGTATAAATACTAAGGTTGAAAGTCGGTCAACAGGAGAACTTGAACGAGCTCTCGGCACGTCACAAGCTCGTCAGGATAAGGACGGGAACTGGAATATCAAAGTGGGTTTTGATGAACCAAGAAGTGACGGTAATTCCAATGCCAAGATAGCGAACATCCTCGAATACGGTCGTCACGGTCAAGCACCGAAACCGTTCTTGAAACCTGCTAAGTCGCAATCAAGAAAATCTTGTATTGAGACGATGAAGGCGAAACTTGAAAGCGAGGTGGCCGGCATTTGACGATTTTAGAAGAACTCAATAATTTGCTCTCAAACCTTGGCATTCCAGTTGAAACCGGGGAGTTTAGTGACTCAGCTCCCGGTACCTATTCCGTACTAACACCACTATCAGAACGATTTGAAATCTTTGGAGACAACTGGCCGCTAATTGACGTCAACGAGGTTCGGATTTCATTGTTCACTAAGGGCAACTACCTAGAAACAAAACGACAACTGACTCAAGCCTTACTACAAGCCGATTTCACCATTACGGATCGGCTTTTTGTGGGCTTTGAGAAAGACACGAAATATTTTCATCTGGCGATAGATGTCGCCAAACATTACGAAATGGAGGGATAAGATGGCTACGATAGGATTGGATCAATTATTCTATGCACCAATTACGGAAGCACCGTCCACAGGCGAAGAAACATACGGAACGCCTGTGAAACTCGCTAAAGCAATCTCAGCTGAATTGTCAGTGGAGCTTGCGGAGGCGACTTTGTTTGCGGATGATGGTGCATCAGAGGTGGTCAAAGAATTTAAGAATGGAAAACTCACGCTTGGTGTGGATGACATTGGGCGAAGCGTGGCAGCGGTGCTTGTAGGGGCAACGGTAGACCAAAACGGGGTCTTGATTTCTACGACTGAGGACGGTGGCACACCCGTTGCGATTGGTTTCCGTGCAAGGAAGTCAAACGGGAAATACAAATACTTGTGGCTGTACCGAGTGAAGTTTGCTGTACCAAGCACAAGTTTGGCAACTAAGGGTGACGACATTACCTTCTCAACCCCAACGATTGAGGGTACGGTGATGCGGAGAAACAAGCTTGATGGGCAAGGAAAACATCCGTGGAAAGCGGAAGTGGATGAAAACGATACCGGAGTAGATGCAGCAACCATCAGTGGTTGGTATGCAAGTGTCTATGAACCTGAATTTACGGAAGCCTAGGAGGAAATCATGACTGAAGAACGAAGTGCCAAGATAACTCTTGGCGGTGATGAATATGAACTCATTTTGACAACCAAGGCGACAAAAGAAATCGCCAGTCACTATGGCGGATTGGAAAACTTGGGCGAAAAACTCCTCAAGTCAGAGAACTTTGAGCTTGCCCTTGATGAAATCATCTGGCTGATTACGCTATTAGCCAATCAGTCCATCAAAATTCACAATTTGAAAAACAAGGACGACAAGAAAGAAGAACTCACGACTGAGTATGTGGAATTGTTGACTTCTCCGCTTGAACTAGCCGAATACAAGTCAGCGATCACAGAGGCAATGTTCAAAGGTACAGCTCGCAATATCGAAAGCGAGATTGAAACAAAAAACAAAGCAGGCGAGTGAGTGACGTTGAAACATTTACTCGCCTTTACTATTACGGAACAGTTCAAATGGGCATGACACCAGATGATTTTTGGTTCTGTCCGCTTGGATTGTTTTTGGATTTGTGGGAATGTCATAAGCAGTTTACAGGCATCTCTAAAGCTAAGGTTGAGATGTTCATTGATGATATTATTCCTTCGGGGATATAGTCACAAACTATACACATCTGGATGATATAATTCCAATAGAAGTGATGGGTGATGAAGGAGGTATTCCACTATGATAAAAAATGAACTCTCTATCAGACCAATAACAGATTCCGATATTCCCTTGCTGGAAGGGTGGCTTCTGCAGAATCGAATTAAAGAATGGTATGAAATTCCTAACATTTGTACTATCCAAGATTGGCTAGATGAGATTCACAAACGTCATACTGACTTTAGTTTTATTAGCCATTTCATAGCGTACAAAGGAGAAATACCGATTGGATTTGCCCAATACTATCCTTGCGACCAAGCCCGAGAAGAATGGTATCAGGCTTATCCTTTGATAGGAACTTATAGCATTGACTATCTGATTGGGGAGGCTTCTTTTCTAGGAAAAGGCTATGGCAAGGAGCTAATTTCCTTGTTAATTGAAAAAATCTTTTCCAAAGAAGATGCCCAACGGATTGTTGTGCAACCTGACGCGAAGAATCTAGCATCTAATCGGGTTTTGCAAGCTAATGGTTTTAATTACGACAGCGTAAATCATCTTTACCTGTTCACAAAAAACTAAGTGAGAAGGTGGAAACATCAATATGGTATCAATTATGGGATAACGACTGAAAGACTGCTTAGGCGGTCTTTTTTGATGCCTAAAAACGGAGAGGAGGTGAGGTTTAGTGGCAGATAACTTTGGTTTGAAGATTGGTGTTGAGGGAGAGAAGGAGTTCAAAAACTCCCTTCGTGAAATCAACCAATCCTTCAAGGTACTGGGTTCAGAGATGAAACTGGTATCGTCTGAGTTCGACAAAAATGATAAGAGCATTCAGGCAGTTTCTGCCCGAAATGCCGTCCTCAATAAATCGATTGATGCTCAGAAAGAGAAAATCACTATGCTTGAAAGTGCCCTTCAAAATGCATCGGACAGTTTTGGTGAAAATGACAAACGAACCCAAAACTGGGCAATTCAGCTCAACAATGCTAAGGCTCAACTGAACGGCATGGAGCGTGAACTTGCCACTAACGAGAAGGCACTAGACTCAATGGGGCAAGAAGAGGTGGACGTCACCAAAGAAACGGATAACCTTGGTAATGAACTCAAGGATACTGGGGAAGAAGCTGAAAAGTCTGGTGGGAAATTTGAGAAGTTTGGCGGTGTCCTTAAAGGTATTGGGACTGCAATGGGAGCCGTGGCACTTGCTGCGGGTGCTGCGGCAATTGAATTAGGTAAACAAGTGGTATCAGCCTATGCCGACTATGAACAGTTAGTCGGTGGGGTTGATACTCTTTTTGGTGATGCCTCAAAGACGGTCCAAAAGTCAGCGGATAATGCTTTCAAAACAGCAGGGATGTCTGCCAATGAATACATGGAAACTGTCACAGGTTTCTCTGCAAGCTTGATCCAGTCACTCAACGGAGATACGGCAAAAGCAGCCGGAGTAGCCGACCAAGCCATCACGGATATGAGTGACAATGCCAACAAGATGGGTTCCAATATGTCCGATATTCAAAATGCTTATCAAGGGTTTGCAAAGCAGAATTATACGATGTTGGACAACCTGAAATTAGGCTATGGCGGGACGAAAGGCGAAATGGAACGCTTGCTTGCGGATGCAGAAAAAATCACTGGCAAGAAGTATGACTTATCTAACTTTGCGGATGTCACGGAAGCTATCCATGCCATTCAAACAGAAATGGGCATCACAGGAACGACCGCCAAGGAAGCAACAGAGACCATTAGTGGTTCAATTGATGGGATGCAGTCAGCCATTTCAAACCTCATGGCAGGACTAGGAAATGCCAACGCAGATATCGGCTTGCTCATTGGAAATGTGGTCGAGTCTTTTCAAAATGTCCTAAAGAACATCATTCCAGTAATTGAAAATATCGTCTCTGCTTTACCTGCAGTGATTGATGCGGTTATTGGGGCAATTGGACTGTTGTTGCCAACCTTACTTGAGGCAGTGACTTCATTGTTCTCACAGGTTTTGCAGACAATTTTGGGATTGTTACCAACACTCATTCCGGTAGTCGTACAAGCAGTGCTCACGATTGTGCAGACTTTGATTGAAAATCTGCCACTCCTCATCAATGCAGCCTTTCAGTTAGTAACGACACTCATTCAAGGTATCGGGGAGGCTTTGCCTGAACTGATCCCGATTACCATTCAAGCCATTATCACCATCGTGAATGGTTTGATTGAGAACTTGCCATTATTACTTGATGCGGCTCTTCACTTAATTATGGGACTGGCTCAAGGGTTGATTACAGCATTACCGATTTTGATTGGCGCTTTGCCTCAAATTATCACGGGTATCGTGAACTTCATCATCAATTCGATTCCGCTTATTATCCAGACGGGTATTCAGCTATTGACCTCGTTGGTATCGGCATTGCCTGATATCATCAATGCGATTGTGGCTGCCATTCCGGTGATTATTCAAAACATTTTAAATGCGGTGATTGGTGCCATTCCTCAGCTGATTGATGCCGGGATTCAACTCTTGGTTGCTTTGATTGGTGCTTTGCCACAAATTATCACAACCATTGCGAACGCTCTGCCTCAGATTATTAATGCCATTACAGGCACCTTGGTTGAAAATATCGACAAGATTATCCTTGCCGGTGTGCAACTGTTAGTAGCGTTGGTTCAGAACTTGCCAGCTATTATCTCGGCAGTTGTGAAGGCGGTCCCTCAAATCATCACAGGGCTCGTGAATGCCTTTGGAGAGTACATTTCGACAATGGGAAATATCGGTCTCAACCTTATCAGAGGTTTGTGGAATGGTATTGCTGATGCAGCGGGGTGGCTCAGAAGCAAAATCTCAGGGTTCTTTGGTGGTGTGGTAGACAGTATCAAGGATTTCTTTGGTATTCACTCACCATCAACTTTGTTCCGAGATGAAATCGGGAAGAACATGGCGCTAGGGATTGGCGTTGGTTTCGATAAGGAAATGACGGGTGTGGCGAAAACCATGCAAGATGCTATTCCAACGAAACTTGACATGCCAAACTTCGATATTGATACGGGTATCCATACGGCAATTGATAGCACATTCTCTATGCTTGATTTGGGAGCGAAAGTGGATGCACTTACAAATATCACGACCGAGATGTTTCCAGCACTGCTCAAAGCAATGGATATCAAGATTACCCTTGATGATGAAACTCTTGTTGGTCGCTTGGCTCCTGAAATTGATAAGAGCTTAGCTGTTTTGAAACGCAGAAATTTCGCGTATTAATGCAACGGACACATTTTCCTCACAGGTTGTGATGTATAATTTTAAGGAATCGGATTTTTTTACTTGACTTAGAGTGCACTCCAAGTAGTTAAATGGAATTATCAAAAGAAAGAAGGTTTGTAAAAATGAATTACATCACATTGAATAACGGCGTTAAGATGCCACAACTTGGCTTTGGTGTCTATCAAATTCCAAATGAAGAAACTGGTGTTGCAGTCTATGAAGCGATCAAAGCAGGTTATCGATTGATTGATACGGCAATCTCTTACGGTAATGAAGAAGGTACTGGAAAAGGCATTCAGCGAGCAATCGATGAAGGTCTTGTGACTCGAGAAGACTTATTTGTTACCACAAAATTGTTTGTGAACAACGTATTCAGCGAAGAAACCGCTGCGACAGCAATTGAAGAATCTCTTGCTAGACTTGGTTTAGACTATATCGACTTGTTCCTGCTTCACCAACCGTATGGCGACATCTATGGTGCTTATCATGCTCTCGGCAAAGCTCAAGCTGCAGGAAAAATCAAGTCACTTGGCGTTTCGAATTTCGATTCAGCGAAACTTGTCGAGTTTGCCAAAATGAATGATGTTGGTGTCCCTCAAGTTAATCAAATAGAAATCAACCCTTGGAATCAACGAGTCGATGACATTGAATGGCATAAAAAATATGACGTTCAAGCTGAAGCATGGGCGCCATTTGCAGAAGGCAGACATGACCTATTCACAAATGCAACACTTGAAGAAATCGGCTCGAAGTATGGTAAGTCGGTCGGTCAAGTTGTCTTACGCTGGTTGATGCAACGTGGCGTAGTAGCACTTGCGAAATCTACAAGACCAGAACGCATGGCTGAGAACCTCGATATTTTTGACTTCGAGTTGTCAGACGATGACGTTGAGAAAATTGCCACTTTGGATATGAAGGAATCCGCATTCTTCGACCATAAAGATCCGGAAATGGTAGAGTGGTTTATGGGAAGAATTATCAATGATAAACCCGGTATGAAGAGGTGGTAAGATTGAACATCAAAGAAGCAAGTGACCTGACAGGCGTATCAGCGGATACCATTCGATATTACGAGCGTATTGGCTTAATTATGCCGATTGAACGAGTGAATGGCATCAGGAAATTCGGCGAGCGCAATATCAACCAAATCAACTTTGCCCGTCAAATGAGAGACGCGGGTCTTGGAATTGAAATTCTCAAAGACTATGTGACACTTGTTTTTGAAGGAGATACATCCACGATTCCGGCACGCAAGGAGATGCTAGCCGAGGCAATTGAAGCATTGAATTCCAAGAAGGATGACATCTCAAAAGCGGCAGACTATCTTCAATGGAAGATTGATAACTATGATACACACATGACACCAACAGAGGAAAACCTAAAATAATTCCATATGAGTCTGCAAGGGAACTTGTGGGCTTTTTTCATTGCCAAAAGGAGGTGGTAGCTTGAATGCGTTTATTTTAGATGGAACAATCAACTCACGGACTGACCTTGGACTTCGCATCACGCAAGTTCCTGTGATTCCAACAACGGAACGTGTGATTGAAAACATTGAGGTGGATGGGCGAGAGGGAGATTTGACCTTGCTCAAAGGCTGGAAAGATATGACGTTTAACCTGAAAGCTGTCATCTGGGCAAAGGATGTGTGGACTGTCTGGCGAACCATCTCCCCTCAAATCCTAAATGCCAAGACCATTAGCTTTTCCAATGATCCGTCAGTCTTTTACAAAATGAAAACCGTCCAAGCGAGTGGCTTAACCCAAGTGCTGTCCACCATGTGGGAGTTTGAACTTGAGATAACGTGCTCGCCATTTCGCTATAAGGTCGGTGTTCCGCTCATCAACCGAACCTCATCGGGAACGGTGACGAATAGCGGAAACGTCTATTCATTGCCGAGAATTAAAGTATTCGGCAGTGGCACGAGGACGTTGACTATTAATGGCAAGCCAATCATCCTTAATTTGCAGTCAGAGTACCTGATTATTGATAGTGAGTTGAAGGAATGCTTTTATGGTGACGTGGCAGCGAATAATCTGATGACAGGTGATTTCCTAGAGTTTCGAGTCGGCTCTAATACGGTCACGCTTGGCACAGGGATTACCAAAGTAGAAATTGAACCGAGGTGGCGCTATCTATGATAATTTTATATGATAAAACTGAATCAAATTTCAATCACAATGGTCTCGCTGTCCTTGATGATTATGTGGTAAGCCCGGTTGTTTCCGAACAACTCAATGGGCTTTTTTCTTTGGAGTTTGATTATCCTATTCACGCAAAGGCAAGCGATAAACTGCGACCTGAGATGATTGTGAAATGTCCAGTGCCTGAACTTCAAGACCAGCTCTTTCGAATTGTTGAACGTGATGATTCCATTGGTGGTCTTTTGCATATTGTGGCTCATCACATTTTCTATGACCTAGCCAAGAACCTTATTGAAGATACCTATATCGTCAACAAAAACGGTAGCGGAGCATTAGCCCAACTCCTCGGTGCTACGGCAGTCAGCCACTCGTTCACTGGAATTTCTAACATCTCTACCGTCAATAATGCCCGCTTGGTGCGTTTGAATCCTGTAGAGGTCTTGTTGGATGCTGACTTGGATAATGGTTATCAGGCTCGATATGGTGGCGAGATTGTGAGGGACAACTTTTCGATTGCCATGCTTAGCCATCGTGGCAGTGATAATGGTGTTCAGATTCGAGATAAGAAGAACCTCACAGGCTACAAGTCTGATTTAGATTATTCATCTATTGTCACTCGCATTATGCCAGAGGGCTATGATGGCTTGTTCTTGCCCGAGAAATATGTCGATAGCACGCTCATTGACAACTACGTCAGTCCGAAAATCAAAGTCATCAAGTACGACAACGTCAAAGTTGGTGATGAGGAAGGCGAGTTTGCGACTAAAGAGTTAGCCTATGCGGAACTCAGGCGGCTTGCAACACTGGAATTTACGGTATCTCACATTGATTTACCGACTGCGACCTATGATGTGGAGTTTGCCCCACTGGAACGAACCGAGGAGTACAAAGATTTCTCAAGTCTTGAAACGATTTATCTTGGAGACACGGTTTCGGTCATCCACGCAGAAGATGGATTTAATGTGACAGCTCGAATGGTTGAGTATAAGTATGATCCGCTACTTAAAGCCTTCATTTCCATCACACTTGGAAATGTCATGCCTAAGTTCACGGATGTGGCAAAGGACATCAAGAAAGTCGATACCAAGGTGGAACAAGCCAAAGATGATGCCAACTATGCTTTGACTGCCGCCAATGGGAAGAACACCAACTTTTATGGACCGGACACGCCTGCTAATCCAAAGCTAGGTGACGTTTGGTACAAGGAAAATGGCGACAAACTTGAGATGTGGGTGTATGAAACTCGTGATGGCGTGACTCAGTGGTACGCTTTGGCAAATGACCTGACAGCTGAAGAAGTTAAACAAGCAGTAGTTCAGGCTCAAGAGGAATCGGCTGATGCAATAGAAAAAGCCAACAACGCCTTTGATGAAGCAATGACCGCTTTGGAGAATGCTAATCAAGCGAACTTAACTGCAAATACTGCCAGCCAAGTAGCTGATTCAGCTTTCAACAAATCCGTCAAATCATCAGTCGTAACCTACGCGGTCGGCACAAGTGGTACGGCAGCACCAACATCAGGATGGCAAAGCACCGTGCCGTCTGTTTCAGCCACTCAATATCTTTGGACGAGAACAGTGTTTACACTTCAAGATAACTCTACGACCACTTCCTATTCGGTATCTAAGCAAGGAGCTAAAGGGGATAAAGGAGATAAAGGTGACACAGGGGCGACTGGGGCAACGGGTAGCCCAGGGGCAAATGGTGCTCCCGGTCAAAATGCGCCAACTATTACCTCGGTTCGTGAACAGTTTTATCTGTCGACTTCAAGTACAAGTCAAACTGGTGGTTCATGGTCTAATACCATCCCCACATGGTCGAGCGGCAAGTATTACTGGACGAGAGAGGTGACGACTTATTCGGATAGCTCAACTACAACTTCAACGGCAGTTCTCGACCAAGGCTTAAACCAATCATTGGTGACGGCACTTGAGGCAAAGTCAGCAACCGAAACGTTGACCACTATCGTAAATCAACATGCCACAAAAATAGAATTGGCTGCGACCAACATCACCAACCTTCAAGGGCGGATGACGACTGCCGAATCCACACTTACCGTTCAGGCAGGTCAGATAGCTGCTAAAGCGAGTCAAACTTCGGTAGATTCGTTAACGGGCAGAATCTCGAGTGCTGAGGCAAGTTTAACGGTTCAAGCGGGACAAATTGCGAGTAAGGCAAGTCAGAGTTCTGTGGATAGCTTAACGGGGCGAGTAACATCAGCCGAAACGCTTATCCAACAAACATCAAACACCATGCTTTTGAAAGTCTCCGAACTCCAAGAGGAAATCGGTGTACCTTTCAAGGTCAAGAACTGGGAGCAAGGATCGCTTAGCACGGCTGATGGTTCAGAGATTTCTGCGACCAATTACATCCGCTCTGAGTACATTGATGTGACAGAGGGCGACAAGCTCATCGGGCAAAGGCGTGATGGGTCGTCCTTAACGGTTTACTACCATTACTATGGTTTTACCTTGCCTTATGTGGACTATGTGCCAGCCGCGAAACAATACGTGGAAAAGTTGGCGGTTGGGACTTATGACAACACCACAATTGTTGATTACCTCAATTCTAAGGCCGTTGAAACTCTATCCATCACAGGTTCAGTCACATCAAACCCTTACGCTTCAGCAGAGGATTATCTTGTCATCTACAAACTCCCAATGGGTGGAAGAGCACTGCCAAGCACCATCACTTGGAATGGTCGGAAAGATACATCCGACAATATCGTCTTGCTTTACGCAGGTGGAACGTGGCAACAAATCGACACGGTGACGAACTCAAGCAATGCCGTTCATACGTGGAACATCACCCCTGAACAAATTTCAGGAATGCTTGGTGACTATGTATATATCGCTTTCTTCTCCATCAAGAATGGTTCTTATGCAGGCATTTATAACGCGACCACGAGTCCATTTACCATGAACCCAATGGACGAATCCGCTTATACGCAGATTTCCTATCAAAGTTCATCTGGCACAGTGACTGTTCCAATGAATGCTTTGAAACTCAGAGTTCGGGTCAATACAACAACCAAGCCTGATGATTATGATGGTAATGTGTTCTCGGCTACGGCAAGGGAGGACTACACGAAAGCCAATACCGTCTATTCCGCCATTATGATGCAAAAGGACATCATTAACCTTCGAGTTGGAAAAGGAGACGTGATTAACCAAATCAACATATCGCCCGAAAGCATTTTGATTGCGGGGAACAAGGTCCACATCACAGGTCAAACCACGATTGATAGCGGCATTATTACGTCCGCCATGATTGGTAGTGCAGCGATTACCACGGCAAAGATTGCGGATGCTGCTATCACGAGTGCAAAGATTGCCAGTCTCGATGCCGGCAAGATTACAACGGGGACATTGTCCGCTAGTCGTATTGCCGCAAGTTCCATTACGGCTGATAAGCTTGCAGCCAACATATTAACTGCAATAACTGCAAGTAGCTCCATCCGAATTACAGGAACGACTATTGGCTACTATTCAGGTAGCACACTTGTAACAGAAATTAACTCCCAAGGGATGACCATTAGACGTGGTGGCACAACGGTTGGGACGATTGGTGCGAATAATATCAGTGGGCATACCGATTGGCGTGGCTTGGTGTTTGACCTTGAGTATGGCACGGAGTATATGGCTTGGGCACATAAGGATAGCTCGGGTGCAAGTAGCTATACCACCAAACTCATCTGGTATTCACGAACGCTTGAAACATACAAGGAGAAAGGCTTTCATTTTGATGATGATGTGTGGCTCAATGGATCGATTAAGTTGGCTGGAGGTCACACCATTACGATGAACGGCATCACTTTCAGTTCCTCACTTTATACTCGAATTGGGAATGGTGGTGGCAGTGCGGGGATTGCCTTTAACGGCTCTAACTTGATGGTTGGCGATGACGGCACTTGGGTGGACTTTGGTATTATCCGCGAAATTTGTAAGAAACTCGCAGGGCGGACAATTGCCTTGCCAACAGGTTTCAATAGTAATGGGACGGCTAGTGGTTGGTACAGCCCGCAAGCCTTTAACTCCATGACGACATATTCATAATGGGAGGTAGCGATGGAAATTGAAGAAGAATTAGTGGTTTTGCCACACGTTGAAGAAGTTGAGAAACCACAGAGTGTTTCAACCGATATGGTCGATTTGCTTGTGATGGTGGTGGACGACCTCTGTGTTCAGGTAGGCGAATTAAAGGAGAAGATGAAGGATGCTAAAAATTAAGAATGAAGAACTGGTTAACGTGATTACCTTCCTTGAAGGCTTTGAGCTACAACCCAAAGTCAGCAGAGTGCGAACAAAACTCGTCAAGCTGATTCGTGAGAAGATTGATGAACTCTATAAGGACGAGGTGGAGTTGCTTGAGCATTTTGGGAAGAAAGACGAGGAAGGCAACCTCATCCAAGACAATGGGAATTTCTCGTTATTGCCTGAAACGGCAGCTGAATATCATAAAGAAAAGGCAGATTTGTTAGATGAGGATTCCGTCATTGATGCGGCAGAACTTCATGACAAACTGCCTTTATTGATTGGTGGGTTGGAAGATAGTGAGGTTACGGTCTCAGGCAAAGAAGCTGAGACGTTGGAACTCATCTTGGAATTATTGGAAATAGAAGTGAAGGGCGTTTAGGAGCAATCCTAGATGCCTTTTTCAATACAGAAATGGAGGAATTAGATGATGAAACACACATGGAACTTGATTCAGACGGGGTTTGTCGCAACAGGCGGACTCGTTGGTTGGTATTTGGGCGGTGTGGATCCATCGCTTTATACCTTGCTTGCCTTTGTGGTGGTTGACTACATCACAGGAGTCTTGCGAGCCGTCAACGAGAAGAAGGTATCTAGCCGTATCGGTGCGAAGGGGATCACAAAGAAAATTTTGATTTTCTTGTTGGTTGGTGTCGGTCACATGTTGGATGTGCAGTTGGGGACAGGAAATGTGCTGCGTGATGCAGTGATTTTCTTCTACATCTCAAACGAAGGGATTTCACTATTGGAAAATGCGGTGGCAATTGGGCTTCCAGTACCTGAAAAATTACGCGAGATTTTGCAGCAGTTACACGAAAAGAAGGAGGAAACAGAAA